ATGCTCTGTCCATGGGGCTGGCGCGAGATGATCGAGGATCCCCCCGATCCGAATAATTCCAACGCTGCGCGCAAGCATGATGCGTCTCCCGATGAAGAACCCAACGAGGTTCTCGAGCGCACATTCCTTACCATGTACCGCGAATTGCTTCCCTATCTCGAAAATGCGCTCGGCTCGAGTGACGCAGCGCTGGACGCGCTGCAGGATACCTCGGAAAAACTGGCACGTCGGCCGGCGATCGATACAGTTCGCGATCCGCGGTCCTACCTTCGCAGAATGGCGCTCAACTTTGGACGCAATCGACGCAAGGCGGGAGCCCGTTTCCTGTCTGTTCAGCAAGCCTGGCTGGAGGGCATCGTCGATCCTGCTCCCGATCCCGAAATGAGAGCGGCCGCTCGTCAGGATCTTGCGATTGTCCTGGACGCGCTTGCGGAATTGCCTGGCCGGCAGCGCGCGATCTTTTTCGACAAGTGGAGAGACGGCCTCGCGCTTGGCGAGATCGCAAAACTGCGGGGTTTGCATCGTCGGACTGTCGAGAAGGAACTGAAGCGCGCCATCGATCATCTTCGCCTCAGGGTGGGCAGGATGACGTAACCCTTCGGCTCCATGAATAGGAGGGTTAAATGAAAATGGCGGAATTCCGGGTTTTTTTGGGTGTTTTTCGAGTGGTTTGCGGATTCACGATCTGTTTCCTCGCTCCAATTTGATGATGGCCGCCTCCGACAAAGCTCCCTGATCGACCTGCTTGGCATAGTGCATTACCATTTCGACGCTCTGCCCCGTGATGGCCTGTACCTCAGGGATGGTGCATCCGGCGCGCAAGAGGCTGTTGACCGCGTTCTTGCGGAGACCGTGCGGCACAACAGAATGCCCAAGCTTTGCAGCGAACCCCTTCAGGAGGTTCCGCAGGAAGTCAGCGCCCACCGGCTTGCCGGTTGCATGGCTGATGATCGTCATTCCAAGGCGCGGCGCCTGATCGATTTCAGCAATCAGATCGCGGTGCATGCGGATGATCATAGGTTTGGCCGTCTTCTGCTGGGTCATCACGACATTGCCGCCGCGGATGTCTGACCAGCGCAGCTTGAGAACGTCGCCTAGGCGCTGGCCGGTGAAATAGAGCAGATGGACAGACAGACGGATCATAGCTTCGTCCGCCGCCAATGCAGCGGTGAGTAGATCGTCGGGCCATGGCTCGTGCTCGCCTGTCTTCGCCTGCCGGATATCCTTGATCGGGTTCGCTTCGGTCATGTCGCGCGAGCGGGCGTAGCGGAAAAGAACACCCAGCATGGCCACGAACAGGTTTTTGGAAGCTGGCCCTGGAATTTCATCGAGCACGTCGTAGACTCTCTTGCGGGTCACGTCCTCCAGGGGGAATTCCCCAAATTCTGCCAGGACCTTCTTCAGGGTGATTCGGTACACCTTCTTGGTGCCCTCTGACCGATCCTTGAAGTCGTCGCTGTTCTGGTAGAGTTCCGCCACGCTGGCGATCGTGGGGACAATGGCCATGCGCTTGGTGCGCGCGCCGAGGAATGACGAATAGCTATCGTAGAATCCGACCGTGCCATACGGCGGGAGCGGCAATCGAATCGGCTCACCGTTGGATTTCTTTCTCCCCTTGTCGAAGTAGGCGTAGATCTTCCCCTTCGACCGGGTGAATTTCACGTATTTCAGTTTAGGCAGCCTTGCCACGCCTGCGCTCCTCGAAACGAGCGATGTGGTCGGTGACCAGTTCGCCGGAAATGATGGCCAAAGCCTTATCGAGCGCGTCACGGCGCCAGTGGGGCTTCCCGCCGAACATGATCCCCTCAGGGATGCGACCGGCAGCGATTTCGCGCTCGAATGCGGTCTCGCCCACATCGAGGTATTCCATCGCGGTCTTTCGGCCCATCATTGCAGGCCAGCGGGCGATGCTATGGGGGGGCATGCCACCTCCCCAATCATCCGCCCTTGAACACAGCGCACCACATCCCCCACCGAATGCCATCCGCGTGCGGTCTTGTCGCACACATGGATTCCGAGGGTGTTCTCGATATCGAGAGCAATGGAGTCGCGCTCTACGTCGGTGAGGTTGAGTTCTTCGAAGGTGGAATCGTCTGTGACAGGGTGCAGGGTGTAGGGCTGCACGATCTGGGTGACCTGTGTGGCGAGGGTCTTCATGCCGAGTCTCCGGGGATATTCTGATCTGCCGGGCTGCCAGTTTCATGAGACCAGAACTGCCGGTAATCGCAGGCTGGGCAGCGCCAACCTCGCGTCGTCGGGTAAAGCTGGCCCGGCTCCTCGCCAGCTTCCTCTGCATGGAAGGTGCGCGCGTAATCCGAGCGTTCACCGCCGCAGGTATACGGGTGCAAGGTCCCGTCTTCCTGACGGGCTACCAGCGCTGCAACCTGCTCTTCCGTCCAGACAACCGGATACTGCATTTCCAGCGCAGCATCAGCCTCGTCGAGCAGCGAGCCGTCGATGCAGCAGGGCAACTCTTCCATGCCGTCTGCCTGATAGCAAGCGTCGAGGAGGTTTTTCAGCGCCTGACGGAGCGCGACGAGCTCCACGGCTTCCGGCGTATGCTCAGTGCGGGTGTTAGGCATTGGATACCTCCAGCTTGCGGATGTCGATGCCAGCAGCAGCCATGCGCTCGTTGTATTCGGCGACGGTCGGCTCTTCCCGATGATCACGATAATGGGGCTTGTGGGCTTGGCAGCTCTGGCCCGGCTGCAAGCGCTTGGGCTGAGCGCGTGGGAGCTTCTCCACGCACACAGGGCATGGCAGGCCGAATACCTTTCGCTCGGCTTGCTTGATTGCCTTCATGTCGCGGAAGCCGTCGATCATGTCGCCCATGCTCACCCCTCCTCGATCTGAGAGGGGGCGGCGCTTGATACCTCCGATGCGCGCTGCATGCCCGGCTGGGTCACCGGCGACAGATCGCCATGTTCGACGAGGCTGCCGAAAACACAGCCGTGTGAAGCTATGACAATTTTGTAATCGGTCAACGCTATTAATCGATGATAATAATCGCTTAACTCTATCCCGCCTATCCTAGCGAAAAATAGCCGCAGTCGCCAATGTGCACAAATGATCCCACATTCGGAGAGACAATGACTATGGTTACGGAAGTGACGTCTCGGATAGAAAATTTGGAACGAGCTGCGCTTGAATTTGAGGGCGCACAGTTCGCCATCAGCCACATCTTGGCCAACCTGCTTTCGCGACTTGATCGGCACGAGGCGGAGGACTGTCTGCGCGAACTGCAGGACATGGGACGTGCACATGCTCTGGAACTGGGCGAACACAGGCTGACCGGCTACCTTGACGAACTGGAAGCAATGAAGGTCGCTGCCAATTCTGTGAGAAAGGTGACGCCGCCCTCGCTTCGGGCAGTTAGCTGAAAGGGCGAGCGCCCCAGATGCATCGAAGTGGCTCATGCCGTTACCTCCATGGCATGAGGGCGTCCCCACGCGGCCGTCTGTCGGGTCAACGCGCAGTCCTAGGTGGTGGGGTTTCATGCGGCGTGCCTTTCAGCGGGTTCGCTCCATTCGACACCGTGCTCGGCGCCGAAGGCGTACAGACTTTCGATCATGTCGCTCATCTCAGCGACGGTGAGGCGGGAGGAACGGAAGCCGGTGTTCACGACACCATCGCCGTCGAGCGAGAGGACCCAGTTCGCCTGGTGGCCCATCGCGTCGAGGAACAGGCACTTCCATATTTCAGGCTTGAGGTTGCGGCCCATCGGCTTTGCCCGGCTGATGTCGGACAGCATGGCGTGCAGCAGGTCGGCGACATGTGTGTCGATCGCGACGCGACCGTCTACCTTCGGCGCCGGGGTTTCTTCGGGCGGATGGTTTCCGCCGATCACCGCGCGCGGATTGGCGTCATCGCCACCGGCCAGAACCTTCGCCTCGGCCTAGGCCGTCAGGCGGTCGACATGCTCCTGGAGTGCATCGATCTCAACTTTCCGCTCCGGCTCGCTGCGGATCAGCTTGTTAAGCGCGTTCTTCGCGTAGGAGAGCGGCATCGAGGCGATCTCTTTGTCGCCCTTGCTCGACTTGTACATCATGGTTCGGTCGCCTCTCAGTAAGGGATTTTGTCGTCGGCAATGTCGTTGCCGGTGGCTGTGCGGTTGGTTTCGGCCTTCGCCGCTTTGGCAAGGCGCTGTTCGAGGCGGTCGATCACCTCGTTGTACTGGCGGCTGTTGAGGTCGCGCAGATCCTTGACCCGATAATGATCGGTCAGGGTGTCGACGGCGGTCTTCGTGGCGCGGAGCAAGCTGTTCAGCTTTTCCAGCGCGTCAGCACGCATCCGATCGGGAGCGCTCTGCCGGGCGTCCGTCTGCGGCTTGCCGGTTTCCTCGGCATGATCGCCGTCGTCACCGTGAAGGTCGCCCTTGTGCCAAAGGTCCAGGGCGGCGCCGAAGCGCATGGCGGCATTGCGGAGCGCATCGCCGATGGCTTCCTTGATCGCGTTGCCGCCCTGCTTGCCGTCGGCGTCGCCGTAGCACAGGCGGGTCACACCCAGCACGGTCAGCCTGATCCAGAGGCCACCGTTGCGGTCCAGCGCCGGGAGGCCATCCTGCCCGAACGCAACCGGCTCCCAGAACCACTCCGGGTCCGTGTCGAGCAGCCGATGCGTCAAAGCGGCGTGCCCGACGTACCGATTTGGTGTTTGCTGTGCTCGTACCCGTCCCAACCGTCGCCCGCCCGGCGACTATCCTGCCCGCCCGGTCTGAAGCCCACACCCCCCTCCAAGGCCGGGCGGGTCTTCCCATCGATTTGAACCACTTCGCTCATGAGCGTGAGGTAATCTGACCGTGAACCGCACATCCACCCCCACCCGCCCTGTCTTTTCCGCGTCGTCTGTTCGGGACAAGATTTCCGAGACTCTTGCTTCCATCAAGGAAGAGGACGGCCTGACCTATGCCGACATGGGCCGGGTTATCGGCAAGAGCGGTGACCGAGCCGAGGCCTACTGCAACGGCGACTTCTCCGACATGTCGGGTTTTTCGCTGCTCGCTGCATGGCGGGAGTGGAATGGCCGCTCCATCGGTCCGATCCGCGATCTCGTCGAGGGCAGCCGCTCGGGCGCCCACTGCGATTACGCTGGCCAGTCCGCCATCCTGAAAGCCGCTCTCGCGCTGTCGGTTGCCCTGGAAGACGGCGTTGTCGACCACGAGGAAGTGCGCGCCAACCGCAGCACCCTTGAACTCGCCCGCGACGCGATCGAGGCTCAGCTGGCGAAGCTGCGCCCGGCGGCTTGATGTCCGGCCCTGCCAGCCTCGACGATCACGAAACCCTCGTGCGCTTAGCTGAAAAACGCGTCCGCCGCGCGAAGGCGAAGATCGCCGCCGAACAGGCTGAGCTGGCCGCCGCACAACTCTCTCTCTCTCTCTCTCTCTCTCTCTCTCTCTCGATTCCGCCGCCGCCGGCCGGTCTGCCTGGATTGCTGATCGCGCCCGCGACGAACCCCTGATGCTTTGAAAGGACCATCTACCATGGCCGAAACCACCGATGATCGCCTCCGCCTCCTGATTGAGCGGATCGAGCGCCTTGAGGAAGAAAAGAAGGGCGTCGGCGATGACGTGAAGGACGTTTACGCCGAGGGCAAGGCCGTCGGATACCCGTTCCGACGAGACGCAGGCGTGGTTCGCCGCCCTGGTCCGCAAGGCCAAGCTCCTGCGCATCGGTATCCCCGACCTCGACAGCCGAGACCCGGAGCAACTGAACAAGCGCATCGAGGTCATTGCGCTGGGCGAGAGCAGCCTCAACGCCACGGTCTATCGCTGTTCGGGAGGCCAGGACGACGCGGGCGAGACGATCACCGACTATCAGGTAACCTGGACAGGCATCCCGGCGATGATGGATGCCTTCGACCAGCGCGTCTCCGCCGTGTCCGACATCCCCTTCACGCGCCTTCTAGGCCGCTCCCCCGCTGGCATGAACGCCACCGGCCAGCACGACATGGACAACTGGAACAAGGCGGTCGTCTCTGGTCAAAAGCTGGAGGCCCGGCCTTGTCTTGAGCAGCTGGACCCGTTCCTGATGCGCTCGGCAGGCGCAGATCCGGCCAAGGTGACATGGAAGTTCGCCCCGCTCTCGGTCCCGACCGAGAAGGAAGAGGCGGACACCTTCAACGTCACCATGGACGCGGTGACCAAGCTACAGGCCACCGGCGCGATTCCCGACGAGGCATTCGCGAAGGGCCTCCAGAACTTGATGACCGAGCGAGAATATATCCCCGGTCTCGATCAGGCGCTCGCCGAGATCCCCGAAAACGAGAGGTTCGGGTTGACCCCGGACGACGACGGGACTGACCCGTCTGCCATTCAGGCCGAAGGAGGTGATCCCAATCTAGCCGGCGGCGGGGGTTCCGCGCCCTCCCGCCGTGCTACCGCAGATGGGGGTGTGCCGACCGGCGGGCGCCCTTTTGAAGACTCAAATTCGAACCGATATCCGGCGGGATCTCGCCGGGGTGGGCAGTTCGCCCCCAAAAACATCGGCGGTTTCACCTCTGCGCTTCCTACTGTCCCGATCCTCAATGCAGCCCTCATCAAGCAGCAGACTGGGATGGAAGTGGGCCATTTGCTGCGAGAGGCCAGTCCCGACGGCCTGAACCACGCTTCCAAGTTCTCGAAGGGCGGCCGCACTCCGCCAAGCAAGTCGGTGCTGAAGAGCTACGCGACGCACGCCGCAAACGCGCACTTAATCCGTTCACAGGGCCAGCGAGGCCACGGCGCCGGCCTGCGCATCCGCTCGGACTTCTCGATTGGTAGCCGCGATTACACGCTGATCGAGCGCGTAGGCGAACGATCCGGGAAGCTGGCGTTGGTTACGATGTGGGAAAATGTCTAGGACCGCCCCGCCTGATGCAAAGCCCCAGCCACTGCGCCTGAACGTGGAGCGATCCTGTCCTCAGTATAGCCCAGGAGGTGCGCCGGTTCAATGAAATACGACCTCGCCACCATCATTCGCCGTGCAAACCCCGGCATCCGCCGCAAGAGCATCGTCCTGCGAGATATTGCGCCCCCGGCCGTGCTGGCGACGAACTTGCATAGGTCTGTGTATAAACCTGTGGCGGATGCGTGGACAGCCAGTGCAGATCGCATCGCGATGCTTACGCGCGCACCGTCGCGGAGATGACCACTGACGCCCCGGCAGACGTGAAGGCCGAGATCGATGGCGCTGCAGAGCAGGTGAACCGGCTGCTCCTGCTGCTGACGCCGGAACTGCGCGGCTGGGCACTGAAGGTGGAGCGCTGGCAACGTGGCAAATGGCGCGGCGCGGTCCTGTCGGCCACCGGCGTCGATCTTGAGACGATTATCGGTGCTGGCGACATGCGCGCCACGCTCGAAACCACGATCGGGTGGAACACGGACCTGGTGCGCAATGTGTCCGACCAGACACGCTAGCGCATCAGCAGCGCCGTGTTCGATGGCCCGCTGAGCCGGACGCCCGCGCGCGATGTGGCCAAGTCGATCAGCGAGGCCACGGCGCTTGGCCGGGGCCGGTCGATTCGCATTGCCTCGGACTAGCTGAACAAGCTCACGTCATCGATGGCCGACGAGCGCCGCCGGGAAGCGGGCATTGATACGTGGATCTGGCGGCGTAGTCGAAAGGCCCACCCGCGCGCGGATCACCAGGCGCGGGATGGGAAGGAATACACCGATGACACAGCGCCGCAGGATTTGCCGGGAAGGCTTCCTTATTGCGGCTGCAGATCCCAGGCGGTCATCAAGTTCGCTTAGACAATGGTGTCCGTCTTGCGATTATTGAAACCGATTCCGCTCCTGTCGCTTATCAGGCGTGAGAACACAGGAGCTTTCATGCGAAAGACAACGATCGCCATCGCGGTAGCAGGGACCACACTCTTGCTCGGGGCCTGCGCTGTCATCCCTCGGCCGGGACCAGTAGGGAACAATGCAGTTCCCCCACCAGCCAAGCCGGTTGATGTGAGCCGCTACATAGGCCGCTGGTACGAGCAGTACCGCTACGAAGCCTCGTTCCAGAAGGATATGGAAGGCGTCAATGCGAATTACTCGCTCAATGACGACGGCACTTTGAAGGTCGTCAACCGCGGCCTTCGCAAGGGGAAATGGAAGGAATCCATAGGTAAGGCCAAGATCGTGGACGCTGCGACAAACGCAAAGCTGAAGGTGTCGTTCTTCGGACCATTCTTCGGCAATTACTGGGTCCTGGATCATGGCGATGATTACGAATGGTCGATCGTCGGAGAACCATCGGGCCGGTACCTCTGGGTGCTCACTCGTGACGCCCGCCCCAGTGCTGAACTGCTTTCGAGCCTAGAGTCGCGGGTGAAGGCACTGGGATACGACTGGTCGCTGGTCCGTCGGACGCAGCAGTAAGTCGCGACCAGGCACGCGCCGATGCGAGGGCACCGCAGAATCTGCCGGGGCGGCTGCCCTGCTGCGCGTGCCGGTCGCAGGCTGTCGTGAAGTTCGATTAGCTCACCAAGCGTCTTGATAACGAATCCGCGGCATCTGCGGCAACTTTGGCAGGGGCTGTAGGGGCGGCAGTGGCGGAATAGGCGGAATTCGGGGGAGGCGGGGGAGACGTGGCATGGCCGAGGTCTGGCGCTGGATGTAAGCGTCATTGACCAATTGCCCGAGATAATGTCCGTCGCTTCCCCAGGCATCATTGCCTTCGAGGTAGCCGCGGTAATTCCCTTGCTCGTCGAATATGTTCACGCCGCTGGTGTATCAATCATAAGTACCGTCCCACCGAAATAGATGTGCCATAATAAATCCTCCGATACGTTTTCATTCTGAATAATAACACTTGTGGAGTCGCGTTCCAGATCGTCACAGCTTCATACTGGCACACTTCGAGCGCGGTAAAGTCGACCTAAGGCTCATCCTACCGTCCCGGCTATGCAATTTCAGGACAGCCTCACCCTTGACGCACCCCGCCGGATCGAAGGCGGCGCCATGGCGCGTTCGCGCACGCGCGGCGCGCACTGGCGTGTATCAGTACGGCCGCTCCGAGGTAGATCCGGACAACAAGCACGGCCTGCGCGACACCGCGCTAGTCAACGTGCTCCGCAACGACGGCACCGTCTTCGACGAGAAGTCCGTCCGCAGCTTCATCGGCAAGCCGGTCACCGACGATCACCCCGCCGCCCCCGTCACGACCGAGAACTGGCGCGATCACGCGCGCGGCACGATCATGGGCGCGATCCGCGACGGCGATTACCTCGCTTTCGACCTGCTGCTGACAGACGCCGAGGCCATTGCCAAGGTCGAGAGCGGCAAGCGCGAGCTGAGCAACGGCTACAGCAGCGACCTCGAATTCGGCGACTTCACTGCAGCGGACGGCACTAAGTGCCAAGCCCGGCAGAAGTCCATTACCGGCAATCACGTTGCGCTCGTCGATCGCGGCCGCGCCGGTTCCGAATGCGCCATCAAGGACGTGTTCGCCATCTGCGACACCCTTCCCACCAACCTTCCCGATTCACTCACTCAGGAGAGCCCTGTGCCGAAGATCGTTCTCATCGACGGGCTTTCCGTCGACGTGTCGAACGCGGACATCGCCGCTACGACCATCACCACCCTCATGACCGCCCGTGACACTGCCAACGGCAAGGTCGCGAGTCTCGAAACCCAGGTCGCCACCCTCACCGCCGAGGGCCAGACCAAGGACGCGAAGATCACCACGCTTGAGCAGGAGGTGAAGGACGCGAAGCCGACCCCCGCCCAGCTGCGCGACGCGGGCAAGGCGCTGCTCATCACCGCTGGCAAGGCCAAGGCCCTGGGCGTCACCGTCTCCGACGATATGGATGAAGCCGCGATCATGTCGTCCACCGTCTCGAAGCAGATGGGCGATGCCGCCAAGGGCTGGACCGCCGACCAGATCGCCGCCTCGTTCGCGGTCCTGACGAAGGACGCGAAGGTCGAGGACAACGGTGTTCAGTCGCTGGGCTCGCCCATCAACATGTCGGACGGCGCAGCGGCGTGGAACGACAACGTATTCCAGTCGGCCGGTGTGGCCATCAAGAAGGAAGCCTAAGCCATGGCAACTCTCACCGAGGGCATCCACACCGCTGGATTCCTGATTTCGGAGGCGCAGGGCATGTATCGCTCGCGCGACCAGGTTACGGTCGCGGGCGGCGCAGCCCCCGGCCTCTTCGCTGGCACGCTGCTCGGCAAGCTGACCGCCGGCGGGAATTTCGTCCGCCATGCACCCGGTGCATCGGATGGCTCGCAGACTGTGGCGGGCATCCTTTTCGAGGGCGTCGTCGGCACGGCCAAGCGCACCATCGTCTCGCGCGATGCGCAGGTGGTGGGGGCTCACCTCACCTATTCAGCGGGCGCTGACGCCGCAGCCATCGCAATCGCCAACGCGGCCCTCGACGCGCTCGGCATCATTCGACAAGATGGACTTCAACCCGCAGCTTCTCGGGCAGCTTGGCCTGTTTGACGCAATGCCTGTCAACACCCGCGACATCTGGGTTGATCGCCGGGGCGCGACTCTCGCACTCATCCCCTCGTCGCCGGTCGGCGCGCCGCCCGCCGAACTGGTACGCGACAATCGCGATGCCGTGCCGCTCAAGACCACGCGCCTCGCCAAGGGGTTCACGATCTACGCGGAAGAGGTTCAGGGCATCCGCGCCTTCGGATCGCAGACGGAACTTCAGTCGGTTCAGGGCGAGTACCTGCGCCGGATGTCCCGCGTCCGCAATGATATGGAACTGACCCACGAGTTCCACCGCCTCGGCGCGCTGCAAGGCCTGCTGCTTGACGCTGACGGCACCACCGGCATCTATAACTATTACACGGCCTTCGGTGTGGCCCAGCCTGCTGCAATCAGCTTCGCACTGAACGTCGACACGACCGACGTGCGCGGCAAGTGCGCGCAGCTTATCCGCTTGATGAAGCGGGCATCGAAGGGCGCCTTCACCCCGGCGACAAGGTGCATGCTCTGGTCGGCGATGCGTTCTACGACGCGCTGATCAACCACCCGCAGGTGCGCGAAACCTACCTGAACTGGTCGGCCGCCGCTGACCTCCGCGGCAACAACAGCTTCGGCGACTTCGAGTACGGCGGCATCACCTGGCACAACTACCAGGGCACCGACGACAATTCGACCGTCGCTGTCGGCGTGGACAATGCTATCTTCTTCCCCGTCGGCGCGCAGGACGTGTTCAAGAAGTCGATGGCCCCCGCCTAGTTCGGACCCTACGTCAACACGCCTGGTCAGGACATCTACGCCCTGAACATCCCGGACTTCCAGCGCGCAGCATGGTCGCGCGGCGAACTCTACAGCTACCCGCTGTACTTCAACCAGCGGCCCGATCTCATCGCCCGTGGCACGAGGACCTGAGGCATGAAGTACAAAGTGACCAACAACGACTTCCGCGCGAAGGCCTTCCAAACTCCCGATGGGGTTAAGCTGGTGGAGCCGGGCGATACAGCCACGATCCACGTTTCCCAGCCCATCGGCGAAGTCGAGGGGCTGAAGGCCAAATTGCTCGACGACTAGGGCTACGAGGATGTGGACGCGCCGGACATTTCGAAGATGACGGTGCCGGAACTCAAGGTCTTCGCTGAAACGAACGGCATCGACTTGGGCGAGGCGACCAAGAAGGACGACATCCTCGCCGCCATCGAATTGGCGAACGAGCCTAAGCCCTGATCCTATTGCTTTCGTCAAATGATGGGGCCGCCTCGCATTGTCGCGGCGGCCCTTTTCCTTGAAACGCAGGATTGAGGGTCGCCTAAACGATTGCCCCTCCAGAAAGTTCCCGAGAATCGACCGGAAATGATTGTTCTAGGATGGGACGATGAAACCGCTTGTCATCCACTGCTGTTTAGCGCAGCAATACATGGCGACCCGAAGGGATGAGCGAAAGCGGAATCTCAAAAAACTACCCGGCCTATTTGTTAGGCCGGGTATTTTTTTGGTATATCGCAATCTACCAGAAGTGTGCACAAATACACGCCTGTTACAATGTTTTCGTATAAAATCGTTATCATCGGTTCTATATTGGACGCATACCCCGTCGGGTCGCACGAAGGGGGCGCCGGTGAGTGTCTGGGCACCACCGGCGCTTGCTCCATGCTGATGGCGGTAATTTCCCCGATCCTTCCCGGCACTTTGCAGTATGGCTTACGCTCGCCTCCCGCTCGCCCAATTCCAAGCAACCTACCCGGCGTCCTCCACGCGGACCGCAGAGCCTTACGCCGCCTGGGCAACCAAGGCCGAGGCGCGCGTCGGCGAGAACTACGGCGACGAGCAGCAGGATGCGACCGAGCTACTGACCGCCCACCTGCTCGCGCTCAACGGCGTGGGCCTGGCCCCTGGAACAGGGACGCTCGCTGCGACCGGCGCGACCAGCTTCAAGAGCGGCACTTTCAGCGCGACCCTGTCTGACAGCGTCGTCGCTCAGCACGCCAAGGGTGGATATCAGGCGACCCCATACGGCCAGCAGTTCGCCGAGATCCAGCGTCGCCTGTTCGGTGGCCCGCGCTTGGTCGGCTTCACCGGGTTGCCCTGCTGATGAACCTGCCCGCAGCCTTCGCAGAGATCGGCCTTGGCTTCTCGTCGCTGATCGGTGGGCCATACTGGCCTGCGCGCGTGATCGAGCAGATTGCCCCGGTCTACGGTGACGGCGGTTCGATCGTTATGCCGGGCGGTGTCTCCTATCGAGCCTGCCAAGCGCAGATCGACACGGCCACCCAGCGCATGCGCGAGGCCGAGGGTTACGTGGAAACAGACGCCGCTTTCATCGTCCTCACCGACACGCTGGAGGGCACCTTGAACACCGAGGCGCGGATCCAGATCACTGAAGGCCCTCATGCTGGCATCTGGTCGGTCGAACTGATCGAGCGGGACACTGCCGCTGCCGGATGGGTCGGACGCGGCCGCCGTGCCTAAGTCTCGGCTCATAGGCGCCAAGGCCCACGCAAACCGCCTCAAGAAGCTATCAGGGGAGAAGATGGTCCGCGAGGTCGGAAAGGCCCTGTTTGCCGCCGGTGAAATGATCCAGGTCGAGGCGCAAATCAGCATCACCGCCGGAGCGGTCAGCGGCAAGAAGCACGTACCTTCGGCGCCCGGTCAGGCACCGAACAACGACACCGGGACGCTGGCCGGGAGCATCGAGAAAAACCAGACGGCCCCGCTTGTCGTCGAAGTCAGCAGCCACGCGCCCTACGCGGATGATCTGGAGTTCGGCACATCGAAAATGGCCGCCCGGCCGTACATGGCCCCTGCCCGTGACGCTAAAAGGAAAGAGGTCGAACAGCTCGTTCGCCGCGCCGTCGATAAGGTCGTGCGCCAGAGCAAGTCAGGAGATTCGTAATGCAGACGGTGACCTTCGCTCGTGAGTTCCGGCACCCGCTGGGGAACAACCGCGAGGCGCGCTATCCGCCCAACGTCGAGATCGAGGTGACGGATGCCGTTGTCACCGCCGCCAGGAAGGCCGGCGCATTGAAGAAGGAGGAAAAACCGCGTGCCAAGCGACCTGCTGCGACCGGCTGAGCGCGCCGCCGTCATCAGCCTGAAGGCAAATGCCGCGCTGCTGGACATAGTGGCAAAGACATCGATCGATCCCGTCGCCGAAGCGCCGGAATGGCCGTTTGTCCGCCTAGACGGAACGCAGTCGATCCCGGCTGGGCGCGGCTGCACTGCCCGCGCCGAGGTCAGCTTCATGCTTCACAGCTTCGCCAAGCCCCGATTCGTCGATGCCAACCCGGCCGGCGCAATGATCGAGACGGCAAAAGACCACGCCGCGCGGCTGAATAGCGCAGTCGTAGAGGCAATCCACAACCACGCCGTCACCGTCAGCTCTCGGCGCTATCGCTTCACTGTCCGCTCGTCCCGCCTGATGCGCGACGGGGCGGAAGCAGACGCTTGGCACAGGATCGCATTCATCGTGGCGAAGGCATACCTAGGTTAACGGCTCCCGCTCAAGAGGAGGAACCATTACATCGTCTAGATGCTCGTTCTTGTCCTTAACCAAATGACCAAGGCCCCTTCATGACGAAACTAAAGTACGCAGCTGCCTTCACGTTCGCCGCTTTGTCGCCAAACATAGCGCACGCTTCGGAGATCTCGACCCATGTCCTCGATCTAGCGCGGGGCGTCGGGGGCGCCGGGGTGCCTGTTGTACTCTACAAGTCGGAGGGCGGTGGCAAATGGTCAGAGGCCGGGCGCGCGCAGACCGATGAAAACGGTCGAGTGCGCAGCTTTGGTGCCTCTGCCGATCACGCCCCGGGTGTCTACAAGCTCCAGTTTGATATGTCCAAATACCCAAGCGTCGGCGCAGAACCGTTCTTCCCTGAGATAGACCTCGTCTTCCGGGTTACCGATGCCCAAGGACACTACCACGTGCCGGTGGTGGTAAGCCCGTTTGGGTACTCAACATACCGCGGCAACTAAGGACTTTATGGGCAGGTGCCTTGCGGCACCCCTTTCTGCTGGTATGATGATTGGCGATGGACGCCCCTCTCGCCGAGCGCATGCTGAGCGCCTTCCTCACGCAGATGATCCGCACAGAGGCGGTGGACCCCGAAGACATTTCGGAAGCGGCCGACCGCCTCGACCGCGAGGGTGATGAGGAAGCGGCGCATGCGCTGCGCTGCCTTATCGTCCAAGCCTCGACGCCGGAACTTTCTGATTGGAACGCCGACCGCGCCCGCGCTCGGTTCCACGCCATTGACGGCGGTAAGGCCGAAGACTGAAGCGTTCTACCCTCCGGCAAACCATGCTGGAGATTGCCCGTGTCCGAGCCGAATAGCGCCGACTTCGCCCTCATCAAGATCAAGACTGCTGACGGCCCGCCGGTGGTGATGACGCTGCTGTGCGGCATCGAGGGTGTGAATATCAACCGCACCGCCCAGACCAGCGAGCGCTATCGCCGCGACTGCGCCAAACCTAACCGCCCCGGCACCCGAAAGCTGCGTGTCACCGGCTCCTCGTGGAAGGTTACCGGTTCCGGCAATGACAACATCGACCTCGAAACCGAATGGACCGACGCTTTCGGCGTGCGCAAGGTCCACGAGGTCGAACTGTACAAGGACGACGGCACCGACGGTGGCGAGCTGATGGGCACCTATGGCGGCACCGCGATCCTGACGACCCGCAACCAGGCTTATGCGCAAGACGGCGACAGCGGCACGACCGAGGTTACCCTTGAAGGCGAAGGCCTGCTGACCTGGACCGTCGCGCCGTAATGCCGGACACTCGGGTCGAACTCGATTTTGCTGATGGCCGTTACCCGTTCTGGCTTTCCCTGCCTCATGTGATCGAGCTGGAGCGGAAATGCGGCGGGAAGTCGGTGTTCGCCATGTACGATGCGATGGGCGCCGGGCTCGACACGGCCGGCGACGATCCCGTATATTTGGGCGGCGGCACCGCAATGGTGACCGAGATCCGCGAAACGATTCGGATCGGGCTCATCGGCGGAAACTCCGGCTTCGTCGACGGGGCTGAAATTGAAGTCGGGCCCAACGGAGCGCGCAATCTCGTCGATGCATACACCTTCCCGGCGCGCCCGCTGATCGAAGGTCTCCATATTGCCTGGACCATCCTTCATGCGGCGATCGTCGGCATCGACCTAAAAAAAGCGGACGGCGCGGGGGAGAAGCCGCCGGCCCCCAACCACTTCGAAAAGGACAGCTGATAGCCAACTGTGGCGGAATGCATCTCAATTGGGAGCGCCTGTCACTCTCGGGCTATTTCGAGGGAGAGCGATGCTCGCGAGGGCGGACCAGGCAGCCTAGCTTTTCGGCCTCAGCCAATCTCTTTTCCAAATGCCCCGCTTTTCACGTCGGACCGCTCGCCTGCATTGCAAGCAATGGCTGTGATAGTGGGTGCCATCCCATTGAACTTGATCTTTGGCAACGGCGTGCCTGTTGAACAGGCAGCGAAGCGGCTGCGGCACTAACGTCATAATACGCCCCCCCCGGGTTTCTCATAAGGAGAAGCCCCATTAAAACGCGTTAACCCATGTATTCCAAATGAACGGGACCTGTTATCGCCAGCAGATTATCACTTTGAACGCACACAGATGCGGCGATTCCCCCAAGGGCCTGTCCTCCCCCGATAGGTCCCTTGGTACCAAAGGCCGTCCTGCAGCATGCAGGGCGGCCTTACTGCTCCATTAGCAGCGTGTGCGACTGACTACCCGCCGCCATTCATGATCGGGTGGCGTGGGCAGGCAGACATCGGGTTTCTGCGGCCGTTCTAGATCGAAGCGGATCGGCCGAACTCGCTTCTTTGCGGCGCTCGACTTTTCCCTGGATGCACATACCCTGCACCAGAAGCGAGCCTTGGCGGCCGAGAACGCGCCGTCCCATCGGTAACGCTCGAAATGATACCAGAGGTCCCACGGATCGAAGGAACAGCGGTACCCGCATTTGCACACGGGAACCACCGCACAGCAGAACAAGGCGGCTTCCTTGATCGATGACGGCTCGTGGTATCCGTCCTTGTTGTAGCGCATGGCCGGTAACGCCTTGGCTCGCTGGTCAGTAGCTCAGCCAGTCGAGTTCAGTTTCCTCGACGGCCTCGAATATATCGCCATCGGCGCCGCAGTTGCTAAGCCGCTTTCGAACCGCTTCGGGATCGCCATCGAGGGGGAACTGGCGATCCGCCCGGGCGGCCTTCACGAGGTTCGCCAGCAAACCCGTAGCCTCGGTCTGGCGGACGAGCCATCGGCCGAAGGCGCCGCGCTCGGCCGGTGGCAGCGTCCTGCCGCTTTCACGCAGGCGCGGGTCGGGCGGGGCCGGGGTGAACGCGCGGTAATCGGCGCCGGCAAAATGCCCCTTGCCGTCCAGCAGGCGGGTGATTTCTCGGCGAAGATCTTCGGGCGTGCTTTTCTGGATATCCGTCAT